ATTTACTGAACCAGTTGTATTACCTAGAAGTGCTTGATTTCCAATTGCAGTATTAGAAGCACCTGATGTATTTGCTGCTAAAGCACTAGGACCAATTCCAACATTTGCAGCACCATCAATATTTGCATTTAATGCACTAACACCTATAGCAATATTGTTACCACCTGTTGTGGTATTTGCTAAAGCAGAATTTCCAATTGCAATATTATCAGCAGCAGTTGTAGTAGCACCAAGTGTGCTAAAACTTCCAATACCAATATTTGATTGACTTCTGTTTAATCCCTTGTTTATGAAAATTCCTCCACCAGTACTGCCAAGTTCAGCAGTTAATTGACCAGTTGACCTAATTGGCCCAATTGTTGTAGGTATACTTAAATTAGTTCCACCAGAAAATAGAGAAGTATCAAAGTTAATTGGACAGTTAATTATTGAATAGTTACCACCAGTTACATTAATTGGTTGTGTTACAGTTCCTGCTGAATTAAATACCTGAGTATTAAACATTGCAAGTTGTCCAGCAGCAGAAGTAACTGGATATGTAGCAGCAGAAAATACTGATGAATCAACAAGGAATGTGAAACCATTTGTATTAGTTACAGTACCAATACTTTGAACATTTCTAAAAGTAACTACTGCAAAAGCGCTATTAATTGTAGGAATACCTACAGAAGCACACTCATCATGGCGAGTTTGTCCAGAATTTGTAACTGATATTGTAGAAGTAATTGAATTTCTTGCACCTTTAACAAATAAATTACCACTAGAACTCTTATTAGTTGCAAGTTGAACAGAACAATTATTTACATATGCATTAGCAGTTCCTGTAACATCAAGAGTATCAATAACTAATCCATTTATTGTTGCATTTGTTGCAGATGTTCCTATTGTTAATGTTCCATTTATATAGATATTGCTATTACCAACACCTTCAATATTTACTGCAGATATATTAATGCCTGCAAATGCTGGAAGAGTAGGACTTTCTACATATGTTCCTGGATAGATTATAAGTGTATTTCTTGTAGAATCTACTAATGTTAAAGCCTTTGTAATTGTTGCTACTGGCTTTACTAAATCGCCGTTTCCAGTTGTATCATTTCCATCTGTTCCTGATACATAGATTACTCTGTCGTATCCCGCAAAATCTGGGCCTGTGGCACCAGTCGCACCAGTTGCACCTGTTGGTCCAGTAGCACCTGTAGTTCCTACACCTGTAGGACCAGTTGGTCCAGTATCTCCTGTAACACCAGCAGCACCTGAAGGTCCTGTGGCACCAGTTACTCCAGCATCACCAGTTACACCAGTAGGCCCTGTTGGGCCTGTGTCTCCAGTTACACCAGTTACTCCTGTTGCTCCTGTATCGCCAGTAACACCTGTAGGACCTGTTGGTCCAGTGTTACCAGTAACACCTGTAGGGCCTGTGTCTCCAGTTACACCTTGTGAACCAGTAGCACCTGTGGCACCAACGGGACCTGTCACACCAGTAACACCAATGTCACCAGTAACGCCTTGTGGTCCTGTAGAACCTGTGGCACCAGTATCTCCAGTAACTCCTGTTACGCCTGTGGCACCTGTAGGTCCTGTGGCTCCTGTACTTCCTGTGGCACCAACTGGGCCTGTCGCTCCCGTAGGGCCAACGATACCTGCACTAAATACTACAAAAAGAACATCTTGATTATTAGAAAAGTTAGTTGTTCCTGTTCCACCTGATGTTACAAGTGTTACTGGAATCTCAACATATCCTGTTTGTAATGTTGGTGTTGCAGATACTGTCCACTTCTGATAGTTGTCAGATAATGAGGCATCTTGAATAATTAAAGTATCGTCTGTCTTGATCAAAGCCAAGAAGATATCAATGTCAAAACCATCTTTATCAATATGGCTTACATTGATTTGTGTTGCAGATATCTGTGTTGCATTGTTCCAAATAAGATGTGTATTACCAGGATCTCCTGTAGTAATAGTTGTTTTTGCTTTATAGTCATAGAAGTTAGATGATCCACCGTCTGCTCCTGTGGCTCCTGTAGGTCCCGTCGCTCCAGTCGCACCAGTGCTACCTGTTGCTCCAGTGCTTCCAACTGGTCCTGTAACTCCTGTAGGACCTGTATCTCCAGTAACACCAATAGGGCCTGTAGGTCCTGTACTTCCAACTGGGCCTGTTACGCCAGTTGCTCCAGTGTCGCCAGTCACTCCTTGTGGTCCAGTTGAACCTGTACTTCCTACGGGTCCTGTAACACCTGTTGGTCCTACATCACCTGTAACTCCTTGAGGTCCTGTTGCACCAGTTGATCCAGTTTGACCTACGGGTCCTGTGGATCCTGTTGCACCTGAAGGTCCAGTACTTCCTGTTGCTCCTGTTGAACCAGTTGCACCTGTACTTCCAGTAGGTCCAGTTGAGCCTGTTGCTCCAGTAGGACCTGCTCCACCTTGTGGGCCAGGTGCAGTTACTGTAACAAGGTTATTTGTTTCGTTAACAACTACTTGATTTGATATTGACGACATTATCTTGTTACCTCTCCACTTACTGTTACTGTTCCTTGAATTAAACGAGTTCTAACTCCACCAGTGCTTAGTTCTAAATCATAAACATAAAGACCTGGATCAATGGCTGCTTGCTCATCTGTTGCAATTAAATTTAATGTTCCTGTAGCACCTACGATTGTAATACCACCATTTGAAGTTGATAAAGTCAAAACAGCAGTATCAGAATCAAATTTACGACGAACTTGCATCTCTGCCGTATAGCCAGTTAAGTTAATTGGGTTCCCGTTTGAATCCTTGTAGACTATTTGTAGAGTCCATGTAGAACCTTGGTCAAGAGTAAAGTTATATATGCCTGCAATTGCCACGATTACTCCTTTTCCGTAATATAAACTAAAAATAAGCCTAATGCTATAAAACTAACTGGTGGAAAGATTAGGAAAAGTCCATATGTTGCAAGACCTACGCCAGTAACCTCTGTTATTACTGACCAGTCTATTTTTAGTTTTTTCATTATGCTCCTATATTGAATGAAACCTTGCGACAGGTTGTTTAGGTGGCTTTGGTGCTGTTGCACGATCATAGCCAAATATTGCTGCTACAGCAGCGTCAATCTTACGCTTATTTGTAGCCTTTGCTACCATCAGACCTCTTGAAGAAGTCTTGGTAACTGTGTTTGATATATGTCTGGCAAGTCTTTCATCACCATCATGAGTAAATGATTGATTCATAATTGCCTCGTAAAATTTCTGTGTTGCAGGAACCATACGCTCTGCTGAGTTTGGATAACTTATTACTGGCATACCTTCCTCATCAAGTAACATAAATGTTCTTGACCAACGAGCAGGATCAAAGGTAACTTCTCTGACACTTATATTTGGATCTCTATAAGTATCAATAATAGTCTTTTCAACCTCTGCAATTGGCACTGACCAAAGTGGATCTGGGTCTACTTCTGGTAGTTCCCACAAGCCTACTATCTTTAAGTGTGGCTTTTCTCCACCTAAGTACCAGGCAATTATAGCAGTAGAGTCGTTTGAAAAAGCACCATCAAAGGCCAAGATAACATCTTCTCCAGGAATGATTTCTCTATCCTTAAGTAGCAGTGCATCCCAAGCATCTGACGGAATCCAAGATTGACCTGTAGAGGTCCAGATATTTAATCTCTTAGTTTTAAATTCTGATTCAGGTGTAAGCAATGACGCAGATTTCATATCCTCTTCAGAAACGATATCGCCCATTGAAGGATTTGCTAAATACCAGTTCTTAGGATCCTTGTAATTGAGTTTTTCATCACCTTGATACCAGGCAAAGAAGAAAGAAGGGTCTTCAATCTCGCCTTTTGCTATCTGAATTCCTCTGTTATACATCTGAAAACAAATAGAATCCTTACCTGCAGAGTCATATTTAGTGCCTGCTGTGGTGATTGCAACCAACATTGGCTCTAATCTTGCACCCATAGATAGTGATAAAACATCATAAAGTTCTCTGTTTTGCTGTGCATGTAACTCATCTATAACAATAAAAGTAGAGTTTAAACCTTCTTTTGTAAAGGATTCAGATGATAATGCTCTATAAACAGAACCTGTCATAGGGTTATATATAGTATTCTGATAAACTTCTAACATGTCTTTTAACTCTGGTTCAAGTTCAATCATCTTCTTTACCGTTTTGAAAATGATACGAGCCTGTTCCTTATCTGCTGCTGCAGAATAGATCTGGCCTCCATTAACACCTAAAACAATTTGCTCTAAAACAAGAGAAGCAATCAGTGCTGACTTTCCGTTCTTGCGTGGAACGCCAATCAAAGCACGACGATGCTTTAGCATCCCATCTTCTCTCTCAGCATAAAGATGAACGAGCATGTCTTTTTGCCAGGGCCTAAGAATAAACTTCTCACCAGTCTTACCAGCGATAGAGTCTTCAGTTAAATGACAGAGAGTCTCAATAAAATCTATGACTTCATGACCACGAGAGTTAGATAACTCAGTTTCTGAAACAGGCGATAAAAATGTTGGAGGCCAAGTCATCTTAACCTCTAAATACTAACGAAAGCCTGTTCTTTTCAAAGTCAATATCTATAATTTCAACTTCTACTTCCTGGTCCATAGCATAGGACTCAGGTAATGATTCGCCCATCTTGGACTTATGAACAAGACCTGCAAGCATTCCCATTTCAACAAATACACCATAGTCAGTTATTCCTGAAACTTTAGCCTTATGTATTTGACCTATGGCTAATTTGGCAAATTCAATTTGCTTATCTTCCTTTTGCATTTGCTCAATAAGTGAGCGGCGATTAAGAACGATACTTCCTTTTGCTCTATCAATTGAGTGAATTAGGAATTCAGCATCATGACCAATGTATGATTCAAAGTCTGTAACCCTATTTACATCAATTAGAGAACCAGGCAAAAAGGCCTTAACTCCAATATCTACAATTAATCCACCTTTAACAATTTTAACTACCTTACCCATAATAGGTATAGATAGTTCAAATCTATTTTGAAAGTCATTCCAAAGGGATTCTACTTCATTCTGTTTTAAGGATAGTATGTATTGTCCTTCTTCATTCTTACTTAGGACTATTGCTTCTACTACCTGCCCAATTTGGACAACATCCTCAATATAGGCATCCTTACGATTTGATATTTCAGTCTTTGGAATAAAGGCTTCCATCTTATCGCCAATATCCACAAGTGCACCATCACGACCAATTTGAACCACAGTGCCAGATACTGGCTCCTTGGTCTTAAAGGTCTTCATGGATGCATCTATGGCAGCCATAAAATCCTCTGCCGTTCCTATATCGTTAATTGCTATTTGTTTCATTTATTACTTGGTCCCCTGTTTCTATCAATTCAGATTCAGCCTCAACAATAATTGTATCAGACTTGGCTCTGTTATGCCTTCTTTCCAAAAGTTTGTCAATAGAGGTTGCAGCCTTGACCTCTGCAACGCCTAAGCGTGATCTCGCAATAGGATCAAAGCCAAGAGATGCTAACGCATCAGTGTATGCTTTATTAATTGCGACAAACGCTCTACCATCGTTGCTCTCAAGAGTAGCCATATATTTATTTCTTGCTGCCTCTGAAGCATCAGCCAAAAATGCAGCATTAGAAATTGCATCAATATCACTAACAGGACTAAGCCAAGTAACAGCCATACCCCAAGCACGATTCCAAAGATTAATTCCTGTCTCACCAAGAGTATCAGGTGGTGTTGGGATTTCTCTGGCCATGGGCAAATGCGTAATATTGTTTAAATCAGGCAAAGGTCTTTGGCCAGGATTACCCAATAATCTTTTAAGTTCCGTTGGTTTTGGTGGTCTTCCTGCAGTCATTTTATTTTTTCTCCAATGTCCGTTTTGCGTAATTTATACACAAAAATACTATTTCTGTAATTTCGCAGAGAAATACAGAACAG